GCAGAACACGCTATTGCCAAGTGTGAGCGCATATGCAGATGCCGGTTAGCCTGTGTCACTTGGAATCGCTCCAGGTGATGCGGGCTTTTTTATTTTATGATTTTGAGGTGCTAAAATGGAAAAAATTAAGGGAAATATAACTAAACATTTAATTGCTGATTTTGGCACCTTCCAGCTTTATCGAGAGGACTTCGAGAGGGCTATTAATCAGGCTTGTCAGGAACTGCAAATCGAGGATTTAAAGAGCGAGGGTCAAAGGCCTTGGAAAGCTGTTTGTAAGAGAGTCGGAGAGATTATATTCAATGACAATAGTATTTTAAAGGATAAACGGCTATATGATAATACATGTATGTTAACTAACTACAATAGATATAATTATAATGTATTAAATAATATATGTGATGAATATATATATATTAGTGATGTATATAATAAACTATGTAGTACTGTAGCATTTAGTAATTGGTGTAATATTGATTGTGGTGTTATAGATAATTGGAGATTGAATAAAGAGTCAAGCCCTAAAAGTTATGAGATTTGGGAAAAATTGCAAGGAATCCGTAAAGATTGTATCAAAGATAGGGCATATGATAATAAATCCCCTGTCGGTGCTATGTTCGTGGGAAATAATGAATTTGGCATGAATCAGCCGGGCATTGGCTACGAGGCTACACAAGCGAGAGCGTTAACGGCCAATGAATTACCACAGTTAGGCGGTGCAAATAGTCGGAATATTAAAGCATTATCGAGTGATGACGTGGTTGATAATGCCAAGTAATTGTATATACAATACACACAATTATAAACCCTTGATTTATAAGGCTTTGAGGGCTATTGAATTATTACAACTATTCACAAAACAGTTGTTTAGCGAAGAGTTGAAAACATAGAGATGAATTGTGTATGCAATAGATACAATTTAAAATGCTTGATTGCTTGAGGCTTGAATGGCTGCGCATTGGAGGCCCTGGGGGTCTACAGGAAAAGCGACGAACCGCCCCACTTAGTCCCCAAAATATCCGCCAAAACAAAAAGGCCTTTACCCATACCTCAATCGCACTAAGCAGTATTTATTATTATAACATAAGCTATATATTAATTAAACAACATACACAATAATAATATATATACATACAACTACGATAAAATAATAGTTATATATAATATATAACAGTAAAGGAGCCAACAGTGATGAAATTAACAGGATTTGAGTCGAGCAAAATTAATTCCGATATGGTAAATCACCCTAGCCACTACAATTTGCCTGACCGTAAAGAGTGCATTGATGAAATGATTGACATTTACGGGCTTAAGGATGTGGCTAAATGGTGTGAGATTACTGCATACAAGTATAAATATCGTGCCGGGCATAAAGGCTCTGTAATTGAGGATATGAGTAAGGCTGCATGGTACACAATTAAGGCTCATGAGCTTAAATCTAAGCGCAAATGGAAGATTTTCGACAAGATTGTTTATAAATTCATGCCAATGTTTCTTAAGGGCCTGTATACATGGATAATTTTATTTTGTATGTTTTACGGAATACTCTTTTCTGACCGATGCTCAATGGTAGTCTCAATAGTGTTTTTAGTTCTTGCGTGCATAGCTGAGGCAGTATTGAAAGAAAATAAAGACGATTAGATTTTGAGGTGTAAATCATGTTTGTACTAAAAATTGCAACAACAGTATGGCTGGCATTAATTGCATTGGGAATGACAAGTGCTACATTAAACGAAAAAGAGACAGCTATCACAAGGCTCATTAGCATTGCTATAATGTTCGGCCAGATACTTGCCATAGCTTTCATGTGGCAATAAATAGGGCATTCGCCAAGCGGTAAGGCACAGCACTTTGACTGCTGCATTCGTTGGTTCGAATCCAACATGCCCTGTTCGGGGTTTACTTGGTTCCCCGACATTGGACTTAGTAGTTCCTTTCACCCTCATAGTGGAAAGCTGTTAAGAGCCGTCACAAGGCTCGTGAGGGTTTAATCGTGTATAATCCCACAATACACGAGCGTGAAAACCAACCTGTCGTAAAGGCATCTGTAATAGGCAGAGTAGACATATATACCCCCTTTAATTAATTGTTAAACTAGGGCAACTCAAATCATATGAGTCTTAGGTGAGGTGCAATTCCTCACATGTCCTTTGCTGTAGGTTTCGCTAGTTCTTTTCCTACAGCACATACAAATTTATATCTCCGGAGGGTGTAGCCACTCCTTAGACTTCACCCTCATTACTGGCTTGTAGCTCAGCGGTAGAGCAGTCGGCTGTTAACCGACTTGTCGTGGGTTCGATTCCCACCTTGTCAGCTATAGGTTAAAACCTAGAACAAATAATTACGCAAAGCGAGGGAGTTTTGATGATTGTTGTATGGGATGCCATTATGGGGATTAAAAGAATAATTGTTTTTCAACTTGCTGAGTGTATTATTGTATTCGCGAAATCCAGTGAAGCGGTGAAAAGAAAGTATTGCGGAAGTATGCTAAGGTTTCCATACTGTGCAATATCAGCTAGGCATGAAGTCTCGGTTAAGCCATATCTATGAGAATAATATTTGATGATCCAGAAACCACAAAACTTAAAGAATCATAGGTATGGCGAATAAAATTGCAGATATGGTGTAATGGTATCACAGGAGACTGCTAATCTCTCTAACGAGTAAAATCGTTATCAAGGTTCGAGTCCTTGTATCTGCGCTAGTCGGTGTATACTGACTGTTGATGTGTGGCGGAATGGGTAAACGCTAATAGCAGATAGAATGAGCTAGTGGTTCGAATCCACCATAGCATAACCACAGGGGAATACCTGATTGCTAGGGGCTTGAAAGGTCAGGAGTGCTTGTTCATGTGTGGTTCAAATCCACACCACATCAATTCTGAAAATTGCAATTAGTAAGGTTCTGGTAGCATAGTGCGAGTTTTGGTGCAAATCCAAAAGCTGGGCGCGTGACATTTAATGGTCATATGGGTTCGATTCCTATACACAGGGTGAGCGTGGTGCAAGTCCACATATCAGAAGCGGTCGGGTAGCTCCCGAATAAGCAGGCGTTGCAGTAGTCCCTGTTGAAATAATTAAAATGCTTATGTGACTAGTTTTAACTCGAATATGAAAAGAGTTGGAGCTGGTCACACAAGAAACTGTACAACGGATAGTAGTTCAGTTGGGAGAAACCCACTGCGGTAATGGTAGCGGAGGGAGTCACAGGTTCGATTCCTGTCTATCCGATTATCAAAAATAAGGAGATGTCTCTATGGCAAAGGGAGTTAAGACACGAAATGCCAAACTATTCCAAGAAGCATTGACGGAATACGCATACGGCAGATGCTCACAATCGAAAGCTGCAAAAATGGCTGGCATGAGCAGACCAACATTTAGGAAGTACGCAAATATGCATTTTTTAGGTATTCCATTTCCTGACACACTGTTTAAGGTAAAGGAAGAATAACCAATGAACACAAATTGTGTGAACTGTGGCGCACCGATTAACAGAAAACTTAATAAATGCCCTTATTGTGGTACACCTTATGACTACAGTGGCTTTAATGCAAGTTTTGAAAACAAAAATTCACTTGGAACTATCTCTATTGCCGAAAAAGAATATCAAGTGTATTTAGGCAAATATGATGTAGACACAATCAATATGGGGTGCGGCAGAGACATAGACGGAATGCTTCATGGAGACAAAATTGTTAAAAAACGAAAATTTACTTTGATTGAGGTGTAATATGTGTGAATTTTGCGAAGAGAAATTTCCTGTCGTAACACATTATGGCAAATTTAAGATTGATAAGTTGTCAAATAAACCTGTAATTACATGTGACTTGAATAAATGCCCGCCTTTTGCGGCGTGTAGCAGTAAAGATATGAATGTTGAAATGGTAATGGAAATAGCCTATTGTCCTATCTGCAGTAGAAAGTTGGTGTAGTGGTGGCAGAACCTTTAAGTAAATTAGCAGAAAAATGTAAAAGTTACCCTAAATCTGAAAAATGTGACCATAAAAGAATGGAGTTATGCGCTTTAGCGGATTTGCCACTACAAAATCTTGCAAGTGCTACACAAGGCATTTTGATAGACAATATGTCACCTGTATTGAGGGAAGAAATAAAAAGCCCTTTAAGTCCATTTAGGTACAAAGACGAATTAGAAAAAGCACTAAATGATTTCCATTTTGGAAATATGTTTATGTATGGTGCTTAGAAAGTTGGTGGAAGAATGAAAGAAACTATTTTATATATTTCAAAATCGGAACAGGATATACAAAGTTTTCTGAAATATCTTCAATCAAAGCTAGAAGCAGAACAAAAGGAATGTGCCCTAGATGAAAAACACAATATTTTAAAAGTACCAAAATATTACGATATTGTCGGAAAGAGTGTTCATGGGAATATGCTTGGTGTGGGCTATGGATATTGCAAATATTATTGTTTTTCAGAAGCGTATGATAGAAACAAATACAGCAACACAGAAAAAGAAAGGCTTAAAGAAATTCTTATGCACACAAGAGAGGGTGCGGAGAGAATATCAGGACTTGATATTTTGTGTATGCTAGGGTTGACTTAAAAGGCGGTGGAAGAATGAAACATCAAAAAGAATGGCGCACTTGCGATAGGTGCGGAAAAGAAATTAAGCTAACTCTAGTTCGGAGAGGCACTGGAACGATTCGGGAAGAAAAGCAAAAATGCTATGATTATGAAACCAAAGAAAATGCTATGAATAAAATGCTTGAAGAGTTTGAAATTGTATTATTCACAAGTAAAACTGAACTTGATTTATGCCCTAAGTGTAGGAAAGAGTTTGAGAGGTTTATGAGGAATGAATAACATTGACAACCCCTTATCAGGGTATCAAACGCCACCCGAAGAAGCATTGAAAAATTTTGGAATAGAGATTTCAAAAGAAGTGGTAGAAAAATATGCTTTGGAAGAATTTGGAAGACTGCCACAAAACCACATTGAAACAATTCCTACTGGGTGTTCTAAAATAATTGAGGAAACAAGGAGATTTATAGGGAATGAGCATGGCAGAAGTAATTAAATCAATAGAGCGTGAAGCACTTAGAGAAGCACAATCGTGCGAAATAGGCGGTAGAAATGGTGAGCCTATAGATTGTTCCACTTTAGAGGATGAACCTGTTATTGTGGCAGATAATAAAGCAGACAGGCAAAAATTTTATGAATGTTTTTATAAGCAAGAGCCTATTGAGCCCAATAACAAAAAATGTAACCTGACCTTTTGCCGATATAACACAGACAGAGAATGCACAAATGACGAAAAAAGAAAAGAATGTGCCGAAGTCTCAAGAAAGGTGTTGTGCATAAATGAAGAAAACAAGAAGTAAAATAATCATTAAAACAAGAGCTGGCGGTTACACAAAGATTTATGCCAATGGAAAATGGCAGAAGAAAGTATGTGTCATTGACTATCACGCAGAATGTAGTAACAAAGGTGGTATAAAGGTTACTTGCGAATTTGATAGACTGAAAACTGATAAAAATGGCTCAGTTATCTACGATGAAGCTAAAAAGGATTTTGCAAAAGAACACATAGTTGCAAGAATTTAGGGGGCAAGGCTATGAAAATAACAGAAATGAATAACTGCATTGAAGAAATGCGTAAATGTTATAAGTTTGAGTATGATAAAACAGAAATAAGACTTGGAAGTATACCAAGTGGTGGCCGTGACAGACATGTATCTGTCAGCACAATGAATGAAAACGGAACACAGATTGAAATGACAAGAATAGCGGATAAATTAGAAGAAGCCAAGTCGGGAACAAAAAAATCACAGAACGAGTCTCTTATTTACGATGATACGATGAAAATAGATATTCTTGGAACAGAATACAGAATTGAAATCCACAAAGTATCAGAGGACAGTTACATGGAGAAAAAAGGCCTTGCAGGCTATTGTGAAGAAGAAAACAAGTTGATTGTAGTTGCCGATATGTCTGAAGAAAAATATTTTGTAGGCATGGACGAAAAAGCTCAGGAAACATATCGCAAAAAGACCTTAAGACATGAAATTATACACACTTTTCTGAATGAGAGCGGGCTGTCTGATAGTTCAAATCGGTTTGATGGTGCGTGGGCAAAGAATGAGGAAATGGTTGACTGGCTTGCAATTCAAGCCCCAAAAATCTTTTCTACGTTCAAGAAAATGAATATTTTGTAAACATGTATTACCGACTACGAACTAATTGTAGCCGCTGACCTTAGAGAGTTAAAGGCTGATAAAACATAGAAAAGGAGATGGAACTTATGAAACAGTTATTTGTAAGCGTGCCGATGAAAGGCAGAACAGAGGAAGAAATCAAAGCTAGTATTCAGAAGATGAAAAAAATTGCTGAAATATACGAGGGCGAAGAATTAGAGCTTATCGACAGCTACATTGAGGATAACCCACCTAAAGACAGCAAAGAAGCTGTATGGTATTTAGGTGAAAGCCTTAAGAAGCTGGCACAGGCTGATGTGTTCATAGGAATTGCGGAGAACTATGATTGGAGTGGCTGCTGCATTGAAAGGGAAACAGCAGAAAGATATGGCATTAAAGTATATATGATTCCAGCAAGATATGTAATTGATGATTATAATGCACTTGTGCAGAAATTACATCCGGCTGTCCGTGGCGTATTATTCTAACAAAATTTTACCGGCTAACAAATAGAGTTAGTTGCTACCCTAAAACAGTTATAGGCAGAGGTCTATAAGCACCTTTGCTGAAAAGTGGAGGTGCTTTTCTTATGGCTAGTCAGAGCCTTATTTCCACAGTTAATAGTTACGAAAATTACATAGAAAAAAACGGAATAGACGAGCAAGTAATTAATGCCTATGTAGACGCTTGCAGTGTAGCCATAAACGGCGAGAAAGATATTGAGTATGGATTACAACTCACTAAGAGGGCAAAAGAGCTTATAGAGGACTTCTGCACAGTTAAAACAGGCGGTACGATTTGGGATTTGGATTATTACCATTTTAAGCATGAGACTACACCATATGACTTAGTTAATCACTATTTTGATTTATTCCTGATGGAAGCTCACTATAAGTTTGAGAGCTTTATGATTTACATGGAAAAAAATCGTCCACCATGGGAAAGATTTTATTTGCCAAGAAGAAATCCATTGAGCCAAGTCGCACAGCTCATTCAAGATTTGTACGATGATAAACTCGATGAGGGCATGGTATTCTGCCCTGGACGTATCGGAAAGACTCAAATCGTTAAAATGGGTAATTTGTGGTTTGGCTCAAACAGACCCGAGAGGTCAAATCTATATTCGGCATATTCCGACAAAATAACCGGAGGATTTTACGATGGCACGTTAGAGATGGTGAACGACCCAACGTACACTTATAAAGATATTTACCCTAAAATTGTAGAGAAAAAAGCTATCACAGATGGAAAAGACCTTACGATAGACTTCTTGCGCAAAAAAACATACCCAACATTTACCATGCGCTCTATATACGGAACACTGAACGGAGCATGCGACTGTGATGGTTTAGGAGTATATGACGATTTATTTAGTGGTATTGATGAAGCATTAAGCGAAGATAGACAGGCTACAGTTTGGGGCAAGTTTGATAATAACTTTATGCCAAGAATTAAGCCCGGTAAAGCAAAGTTGTTAGGAATAGGCACGAGATGGGCACCGAAAGATGTCCAAGGGCGCAGACTAGAATTGCTTGCAAACAATCCTGAATATAAAAACATACGTCATAGAGAGGTTATAATCCCAGCGCTCAATGAAAACAATGAGAGCAATTTTGATTATCCCTACAAATTGGGATATTCCACATTAGATTATAAGCGTAGAATGGCTTCATTTGAAGATAATGACGATATGGCTTCATGGTTCGCTCAATATCAGCAAGAGCCGATAGAAAGAAAAGGACAGATGTTCAATATTGATAACATGAACTTTTTTGATCCGGCAGAAATTGAGGGAATAAGACCTGATAGAATCTTTTCGGCAAACGACCCGGCATATGGCGGTGGAGACTTTGTATCAATGCCAATTTGCTATGAGATTGAAAAGGAATACTATATCGTAGATGTTGTGTATAACGATGGCGATAAGGATACAACAATTCCTGAAGTAACAAGCAGAATGGAAAGCCACTTAGATAAATTTCCAAATAAAACAGCAGAGGTGCATTTTGAGGAAACAAAAACAACATCTGCCTATCGTTTGGAGTGCGAGAAAATATGGAAGAAAGATTGCTACCCGATATTGACAAGCCATGACCCGGCAGATAACAAAACTGCAAAAATGGACAGAATTAAAAATCATGCACCGGATATAAGAAAACTGCATTTTATAAAACTTGAAAGACAAACTAAGGAATACAAGAAATATTTTCAAAATGTTCTTTCTTGCACATATGAGGGCAAAATGAAACATGATGATGGCGTGGATTCTACAGCACAGTTGTGCGATATGATTTTTAGGGAAAAGCGGATTGCAAAGGTTGAAGCAGTACACAATCCGTTCAGAGGAGGGCTTTATTAATGACAAAGGAAGTTTTATCACAGTATTCAGACTTGCAAGAGGAAATCAAAGAGGTTAGAAAGAAAATTGCTAAATTACAAGATGACCTTGAAAAGATAGAAAACGGAGAAAGCGTGATTGACACTGTGTCAGGGGGCATGGGTGGCACACAGCACTTCAAAATCGAGGGCGTGCCATACCCTGAATACGGACGCAAGCGCACATTATTGTACTCAAGAATGACTACGCTACAGCTTTTACAAGACGATTTGCTTGAAAAGACAAACGATGTAGAAGAATTTATAGCAAGCCTTGATGATAGCAGAATGAGAAGAATAATCAATTTTAGATTTTTGGAAAATAAATCATGGTTACAGACAGCATATGCGCTTGGCGGTAAAGCCACAGCAGATAGCGTAAGAATGGAGTTTGAAAGATTTTTTAAGAAAATGTAAGTTTGTTCGTTCGGTTCGCTTAGAATGTGATAATGTGTAAGATGAAAAAAATGTAATTCGTTCATTGCGAAAAATCTCTTTTAGAAATAGCACTCACAGATTGTGGGTGCTATTTTTAGTGAATCGAGGGCGACATGAATAATCAGAATATTAATATCGTACCAACAGGAAAACGAAGTGTAATGTGCCCTCGTTGTGGAAAGCTATTAACGTGGGTAAATGAAAGCGATAAGAAACACCACAAGGTAATGTGTACGCACTGCCGTAAATGGATATGGTTTTGGGCTGGCACACAAGAATTTCAGATAAAAGAGGTTCCACAGAGAACTTCTGCAAGTGGCATGAGGTTTTATTGATGTATAGATATGCTCATAAAAATGTGAGACCTTTTTCTGCTGTATGCCATAACAATTTTGGTAGACAGGTAATTTACACGAGAAAAAGAGTTATCACAGCTAACAATATCGTTGATGAATTGAATAAAGCTCTTGTAATCCATGAGTTAAACGCAATTGAGATTGAATATCTTGATAGGTACTATCGTGGAGACCAACCGATTTTATATCGTCAAAAGATAAACAGACCAGAGGTAAACAATAAGATACCGGTCAACCTTGCGTATGAACTTGTTGAGAGAAAAACAGCGGATATATGCGCTGAACCTATCCAATATGTGTTACGTGGCACAGATGATAAGAAATCAGAGGAAATTACAAATCTTAATGTGACAATGGATTCTGAAAGTAAGCAAGAGGTTGATATAGATATTTGCCGTTGGAGAAGTATTTGCGGTACTGCTTATCGCTTTATCGGAAATGACGAGAGAAAGGGAGAGCTACTTGACGAGAGTGATTTTTACTTATCATCAGAAAACCCTATGTATACCTTTGTTGTGTACTATTCGAACAACAGACCGGCTTTTTCCTGCCAGATAGGAGAAGATGAAAACGGAGCTGATGTTTATTTTTGCTTTACTAATAACGAGTGGTTTGACATTAGAAACGGAAAGATAGTCGATAGTGGAGTAAATGGCAACAGAGCAATCCCGGTTATTGAATACCCAAACAATGCTAGGCGGTTGTCAGATATAGAAATCACAATACCTATTACGGACGCAATAAACACTTTGCAGTCCGACAGGGTAAATGGCATAGAACAGTTTGTATCGGCATGGATTAAGTTTGTCAACTGCGAGATTGACTTAGAGCAATTCAGAAAAATGCGCCAAGAGGGAGCATTAGTTGTTAAGTCCAACAACGGCGCTGACAATAAAGCTGATGTTGATATTATGTCAAGCGAGCTTAATCAGACCGAGGGGCAAGTAGTTTTCAATGATTTGTTTGAAAAATTCTTAAGTATACAAGGACTTGCAAATCGACAAGGCAATACTGGCGGAGATACTCAAGGGGCTGTAGAACTTAGAAACGGACATTATGACGCAGAACTTAGAACGGCCATTAATGAGCCTATCCTTAAGAAGTCAGAGAGGATGTCACTTAAGATTATTCTTAATAGGCTTAGGATAAATAAAGGCTACACTCTTATGCCTAGCGATATTGAAATACATATCAATCACAACAAGCTTGACAATATGCTTGTTAAGGCAGAAGTGCTTGAAATACTGCTTAGGTGCGGTGTTCATTACAAGAGAGCAATTAAGACCATTGATATGTTCAGCGACCCAGAACAGGTTGCACTTGAGAGTAAGGCTAGAATGGAGAGTCTATATCCAGATAAAGTCGAAGATAGCAATGGCGATAATAATAACATCACGACAGCCGGTGAATAACTGGCTGTCTTTTTGATTTGAGGTAATAAAAGATGGCAGATGAAATCCACGCGCTGAATAAAGATGAAATCAAAGACATTGACTACGAAACATATTTTGGCGAAATGGATTTAACGGACGAGGAAAAGCAGGACAGAATAGAACTTGCCAAGAAGTTTGAAAACATTTTCCTCATGCTTTTTGCCACAATATCAGCAAGCAAACAGACAGAAGTAGAAACTTGGACTAGAGAAATCAAAATCAGATATGAAAGTCTTGCTACGCAGTTTATGAAAGCCAAGCAGGCACCTAGTTACATAGTAACCTACTCTGAATATATCTCAAAAGAAATTGTTAATGCCACGGTTAAAAATTCTGATGAAGAATATTTCACGTCAGAGCTTCGGGCAAAAAATATATCCGCAAATGAAGCGAATGTGATTGGGAATTATCGAGAACAGATAAAAATGCTCAAGCTGGGATATAAAACAAAGATGTGGGTAACAATGAAAGACAGCCACGTAAGAAAAACGCACATGGCTGTTGACAACAAGAAAATAAGCATTTTCGACACATTCAAAGTTGGAAATTCGGAAATGATGTTTCCAAAAGACCACTCTTTAGGAGCAGCGACAAAAGAAATAGCAGGGTGCAGATGCACTCTTAGATACTTTAAATAATCAGCGATTGTCAATTATGGCAGTCGCTTTTTATTATACAAAATTTGCAGTTGTGCGTTAAACAACAGAAAAACTCGGCTGGTGCGACCAGCGATAACAAAAGCGTGAGTTACGGAGGTAATTGAAATGACAAGAAATGATGTTTTGAAGCTTTTCCCGGATGCAACGGATGAACAGATAACAAATCTGCTTAACAAGAGCGGTGAGGAAATGGCAAGAGAGAAAGAGAAAGCCAATCAGTACAAGGCTAAAGCCGACAAAGCCGACGAGCTACAGACACAGCTTGATGAACTACAGGCTGGCAACATGACGGAGCTTGAAAAGGCAAATAAAGCCTTAGAGACAGCCAATCAGCAGATAGCCACGCTACAGAAAGATAAAGCTGTCAGAGATTTACGAGAGAAAGCAATGTCTGATTTTGGCATTACTGCTGAACAGGCAAAAACAGTAGTAACAGAGGATGGCTCTTTTGACACGACATCACTTGGCAAGATTATTTCCGACATGAAAGCCAATGCGATAGCGGAGTATGAGAAAAACGCACTCAAAGATACTCCTAATCCAAACAATGGCGGTAACAATAATGAACCCGACTCGAAGCCGGCAGATGTAGCAAATGCAGAGCAAATCTCATTCGGTACAGTTGCAAATGCTGAAAGTCAAAACAGCTATGTAATTTAAAACAGGAGGTAGAACGATGGGAAAGCCAATCGTAAGAGACTTTACACAGAGTAAAGGAATTTTAAAATTTTTCCCTTATGAGGGTGCGGCGTGCCTTGTACCACAGACAATGAAAACAAGTGCAGATGAAAACGGAATGAAGATCGTGCCAGCCGGTACACCATTCCCAAGCAATGACGCAGAGTGCAAGGGCTATCTGTTGCACGATGTAGATGTAACAATGGGTGACGCACCTGGAACATACGTATATCAGGGAACTATTGATTGGGAGAAAGTTAAGTCACTTTCAATCGCAGATGAAGCTAGAACTGCAACACCTAGAGTTACTTTCTATGGCGCACCAAAGATTGTAGCAAGTCAGGTTTAAAAGGAGGTAGAAGAACATGGCATTACCATTAGCAGAAGCATTTACAGCGAGAAGCCTCGGCGTAATGTGGGATAACTACAAAAAGACATTAGGAACTGCCCCTTATCTTGGCAGACAGAAATTCGGAACACGTAAACAGGACTCACTCGACCTTAGATTTATCAAGGGTAAGAACGGACTACCGGTATCGCTCAAAGCCTCAAACTTTGACGCACAGGCAGAGTTAAGAGATGTTGGAGGTTTCTCTGACATTCAGAACTCTATGCCATTCTATCGTGAGGGATATATGGTAACAGAAAAAGAGGAGCAGGAGTATGACAATTACAGAACTTCTGAAAACTCTAGCCTTGCCAATAACGTATTGCGTGAAATCTCTAAGAAACCAATGATGTTAATTGAGGGCGCATTAGTTGTACCGGAGAGACAGATTTGGCAGTTACTCGCACCTACAGATGGTGTACCAAAGGTAAAGGTTGCACTTGGCGATAAGAACTATGTCGTTGATTACACAGCCGACAATGGAGCAGAGCATAAGGAAAAGCACTTTAAGTCAATTACCGGCACAAGCGCATGGGATAAGCCTACCACATGTGCACCACTCGATGACCTTATTACAGCTCGTAGAGATTTTGCAAAGGCTACAGGCTACTCGCTTACACGTTTCACCATGAATACAGAGACTTGGGAAATGGTGCTTAAGGCAGAGGACACAAAGAAACAGGTACTCGGTATCACTGCTTACAATGGCGGTATCAGATTACAGCAAGGACAGGTTACTGAATACCTTAGAGGATATGGTATCGAGATTGAAGTATACGATAAGCTCTATGTTGACGAGTCAGGGCAGACACAGTACTTTGTACCAACAGGTATTGTATCTGCGCAGTCTGCCGGAGTATTCCTCGGCGATTACACATTCGGTAAGACTCCAGAGGAAAGAAGCGGAAGTATCACAGACGGAAACCTCTCACTTGTTGAGACAGGTGTATCTGTATACACATATGCTACAAATCATCCTATCAATACTCACTGTATCGTATCTATGATTGGATTACCTACATTCGAGGGTATGGATAGCGTTATGGTTCTCAAAGTTAAGGAGGATTAAGGCTTATGATAGCAACGCACTCTATAAAGCATGATGGAGTATGGTATAAAGTCGGAGACGAGGTACCGGAAAGCAATAGCAATTCGGTGCCTTCTGATTTTATGAACCCACCTGAAACACCATACACAAAGACAGAAATTAACAGTATGTCAACAGCCGACCTAAAGAAGCTTGCGAGCGGAAATGGTATTGAAAATGCCACAGAAATAAATGGCAGCGACTTGAAGAAAATGTTAATTGAAAAGTTTGGATTATAAGGAGCTTGGCATGGAATACACCACATTAGAACAAGTCAAAATCAGACTTAAACAATTTCATATTGATACAGTCACGAATGATGATGAAACAACATCTGATGTGGTAGTGTTCGACAACAAGGAAGATAACCCACTCATTGAACAGCTCATTAAGCAAGCCACGGAAGATGTAAAAGCAAAAAGGTGTTATCCGGACACTTTCACTGATAATGATATAACTGCCGATTTAAAGCAGTTTGAGAATGTCGTTATCAATCTTGCTGTATACGACCATTCACAAGCCGGTGAGAACTACATGAGCGCATTGAGTGAGGGTGGAGTGAGCCGTACATGGAAAGACAGAGATAAGCTGTTTGTCGGAGTTTTCCCTTTTGTTAAAGTGCTATAAGCAAAAGAAGATTGTGCGTTACCAATATGGTAGCAGGCGGTACACATTGAGTGGTGGTGGGCGGTGTACCAATTACCAAAGACGAAAGGCGGTATATCAATGCCAATAGCAGTAATTATAAGCATTATTTCAGTTGCTTTTTCCATCTTTTTCGGACTGTTTACATTAGGGCTTAATCTTAAGAACAACAAAAAGTCTGACAACGCAGAACTTACGGAGCGTGTAAAACAAAATACACGTATAAACATGAAACTTGACACAATATCAAGCAACACAACAGAGATAAAGAATGAAGTTACAGAAATGAGAAGAGAACTTAATTCTCACGATAACAGGATTATTAAAGTTGAGGAAAAGGTAAAGTCAGCACACCACCGAATAGACGGATTGGAAGCGCGACTTAACGAAGATAAGGAGGCATAGCAGAATGGATATAACATCAGTATCAACAGTAGTTGCAATCGTTGTAATTACATATCTGATAGGTTTAGGAGCCAAAGCAATCCCACACATTAAGGATAATTATATTCCTATAATCGTAGGTGTTGCGGGTGGCATCTTAGGCGTCATAGGTATGTATGTAATACCGGACTTCCCGGCAAATGACATTCTTGATGCAATAGCAGTAGGAATTGTGTCCGGATTGTCAAGCACAGGTGTTAATCAGATTTATAAACAGGTAAAGAAAAATGCTTGACATTAATAAACAAGTCATGAAGTACGCACTTCAAGGTCAAACAGTCACAGTCTATGAAAAAGACGAGGACGGAAATCCAAAGTTTTACGAAACAGAGGACGGAGAGAAGATATATTACACCCATGAGGAAACAGGCTTTTCAGAGCCGGTTGATTTTCGGGCGAATATATCGTTTGACGGAGGAGAAGCGCAGAACAAGGAATATGGCTTTAATACGGCTGATTTTGATGCTGTTTTGCTGACAGGCAGAGGAGAATACCCTTTTAAAAAAGGTGACGTTATTTGGCTTGATAGCGAGCCTACAAAGGACGAAAACGGATTAGTTGATTCAACTTCCGCAGACTTTACAATAGTGGGAGTCAAGCCCTCTCTCTATTCAGTTAAATACATGCTCAAAGCAGTTGTGAAAGAAGTGTAATTATGAAGATTGACGTTTCTCTGACAGAAAAATCTATGCAAGATGCGATAGACAAGCTTGAAAAATACAAAGACCGCTTACAGGACAAGTGCATAGCGTTTGTTGGAGAGCTTGCCAGTAATGGCATTGCTGTAGCACGAGCAAATACAGGTAATTTTGGATACTATATTACATTTAGCTACGAAATTAAAGATGCAACGGACGGCTGTACGGCTATTGTGCTCGCTACCGAAACAGGGCAGATACAAAGCACATGGCAAACGGCAGACGGACTTAAAACAGTTGATGTATCGCCTTTGCTTATGGCTGAATACGGCTCGGGCTGGAAAGCTAAACCACATTTCAATGATGCAAGAGGCGGTCAAGGAACTTTCCCGGGACAGACACACGCATTTGACAGCGAGGGTTGGTATTGGAGAGATGAAAGTGGAGAATTACACCATTCATACGGCATTACACCTACAATGCCGATGTATCACGCATTTGTAGAAATGGAAAATGACATTATGAGAACGGCACGGAAAATTTTTTAGTTGAGGTGATAAAGTGGCAAGTCAAAATCAATGGGTTTATGACCTTGAAAATCTCGCATATGCGATTGTTAAAACCCGATGCGAGAAGAAGTTGAAAACTAAATACCCCAAACTAAAATTCACACAAGAGGAACAGTCGGACAGTGCAGCGGCTAGTTTCCCGACAGTGCTAGTTCAAGCGCTCGAACCTATTGAACAGAACGAGGATTTAGAGTGTGAAAGAATAAATACAGTGTTATTTACAGCACAAGTGACTGTTACAACGAATAAAAGCCGTTCAGAAGCCTTGAATGTGGCGCAGACAGTGGCTAATGAATACAAAGCAATGTCATTTAAGCTGACACCGGCCCCATTCGCTAGAAAAAACGGCAAAATATGGACAGCAACATTACGTGCTAGGCGGTCATTCGACTGGAATGATAGATTATAAGAGCTTTTTGGCTCTTATTTTTTTATGAAAAATTAGGAGGTAATAAAAATGGCAACAGGATTAAAAAGTAGAATTGCTTACAAGACACCAACCGCATCCGCCACAAGTGGCGATTACTGGGCTGGAACTTACAAGCTCTTACTTAGAGCAAAATCAATTCCCTCACCATTCGGTTCACAGAATATGGTAGATACTTCAACTCTTGAAGATTTAGTAGAGACACAGGAAATGGGTAGACGTTCAGCTGGCTCTATGGAAGTTGAGGGAGCTTTTGAGAAAAAGTACAAAGACGAGATGGTAACTAACGAGGGCAAGAAGCTCGACTTTATCATTCTTTATGGTACAGACGGAAAAGGTTCAGAGGGTATCTGCGCTTTTATCGGTCAGGAGTCATTCGCCCCAGGTGAGGCTTCCGATGACCACTTAACAGGAACTGCGACTGTATCAGTTCAGACAGTACCTAAGTGGATTGAGGATAACTACGATGTTGCGGTCACAGAGGATGACCAAGGCTATCCAACAGAAATCACACTCGCAAAAAAATCATGAGCCAATCGAAAAAAGCCGTAGCGGTTGGCTATGATGATAGCACGGCTGACAGCGAACTTGAAGAAACAATATAGCAAGGTAATTGAGGCAGTGTTAAAACTGCCTCTTTCCCTATATAAATTAGGGAGAAAGGGAAAGATAAAATGAAAATTAAATTAAGTGGAAAAGAGTATACAGTTAAATTCGGATATGCACCGGTATATAAGAATAAAATTATCCCAAGGCTCGTAGGAATGGAGCAAAAGGGCGAGGGACTTGAAGTCATTGACAACATGCTTGGATTTTTACCGGAGTTTTTGCTCGTGGGCTTGCAAAAGTTTCACGCTGACGAATTTGGCTTTGATTTTGACGATAAAGAAGCAAAAGAGAAGCAATTAGCGAAGATGTATGATTTGCTTGACGATTATCTCGACCCAGAGAATGAAGAGGGTGGAGATATAATGTCGCTCTACAACGATTTGTCGGCTGAAATGGAGAAAAACAGTTTTTTATCAAAGATGTTGGCGAAAGAGGTACAGACAGCCAAGAAGAAGCCAATCAAGAAGTAAAAGAGCTTACATGGGAAGTGTATTGCAACGAAATCCGCCCATATTGGCTTTTGGCAACTAAAGGCTATGGATTTAGCGTTGAGGACATAGATATGTCTTGTCCGGCTGATTTAGAGCCTTATTCAAAAGCTTATATGCTTGCACAAAAAGAAGCTGACTCTAACATGTGGGCTTGGTGGGGCACATACGGATTGAGCGCAACCCTTACAGCTATTGATAGAGCCTTAAACGGCAACAAAGCAAGAGCAAAATACATCGAAAAATCGTTAAATGAGCAATGCTCAGAAGATAACGAGCCTAAGTACAAAGAGTCTAATGAGGAAATTGCCGTTTATGAAATGAAGCAACGAATTAACGCATTAAGACAGTCAGGATTACCTGAAAGTCCTGATTAATGAGGTGAAAATATGGCATATAAAGGAATTGACGTATCGTCATATCAAGGAAATATTGATTGGAGTAAGGTTAAGTGGGCAGGAGTGCAATTTGCAATCCTTAAAATAATCCGCAAAGACCTTAATCCGGATAAAACCTTTGAGCAAAACTGGAAAGGCTGTACCGATGTAGGAATGCCGATACAAGGTGTTTACAACTACTCATACGCTACAACAGTAGATAAGGCGAGGGGAGACGCAAACAAGGTCATTCAGACACTTAACGGAAGAAAAACTTTCGTTTGGTTAGATGTTGAGGATAAGTGCCAACAAGGACTTGGACAGACACTTATTGATATTATCAATACATATCAGAGCGTTATTAAGAGCGCCGGGCTTAACTTTGGTGTATACACAGGGCTTAGCTTTTACAATCAGTACATTGCGCCATACGCAAATCAGATTAATTGTCCGTTTTGGATTGCGCGTTATCCGTCAACTAAGGGAATGTCTATCGGTGATGAGCCTAACAGTGCAAAGAAGCCTGTTATTCAACATCCTCTGTATGGCTGGCAGTATTCGAGTGCATTTACCTGTAGCGGTCTGAATAACAGCACTGACGCTAACCTACTCTATATTGAGCTTGATAAGGGTGACGGAATAGAGAATAATCCGGCACCAATAGCAACTCCGGTAAAGAATAACGCTTGGAAAGGCAACGAGGAATATTACCTTGATAATGACGATGTAAGAAAATGGCAACATGCCATGAACATCGGATTTGACACAAATGAGCTTAAAGAGGATGGCAGATTTGGAGTTAATTCACAGAGATTTGCTAAAAATCACAATTTGTGGAGCGGTCAGAGACATAACTGCCCGACAGCCATTAAGTGGCTGAGAAAAACTCTGCATGACAAGTACCATTTTTACAAACTTGATACTGATTACGGCAAGTGGACGGATTATCTCACTAAATGTGTCATGGTATTTCAAAAGAATAGAGGCCTTAAGCAAGATGGTTATGTTGGATTGATTACAACATACTATCTGCTCAAAGGATAAATACATGAGAGCTACTTTAGGGTAGCTCTTTTTTATTACAGGGAGGTGAGAAAATGGCAGAGAGCATTGAGCTTCAAATCAAGTCGGACGCACAACAAGCGACTAAGGCCATAGGCAATTTACAAAGCAAGTTGCAAGGGCTTGGAAGTACTCTCAATTCCCTCAATGGTGCAAGCATAAGCAATTTTGCGAGTGGAATGTCACAACTTGCAACATCACTCAGAAGCGTGAGCAGTATTGACACTCGTACCTTTAGCAAGATTGCAACTAACATGGAGAAACTCGGCAACCTTGATACTGCAAGACTTGTCAGCTCGGCAAGTGCCTTAAAGAGCATGGCAACAGAATTGTCGGGCTTTGCGAATATCTCAAAGCAATCAGCAGAGATTACACAGCTAACAGCTTCAATCTCAAAGCTCGGCTCTAAATCAGCTGGATATGCTGCAGATAACATAAGAAACCTTGGCAGTGCCTTAAAAGAGGTAATGACAACATTATCTAACGCACCGAGAGTCAGCAATAACATAATTCAAATGACTAATGCACTTGCTAATCTGTCGCAACAAGGCTCAAAAGTTGGTTCGGCTAGTAGGTCACTTGTAACAGGCTTTTCAAACACAACCAAGTCGATTAAGAGCACAAGAAGTGGATTCAGGGGCTTAGCTTCAACTATCGGTAAGTTTTATGCAACTTATTGGATGGTTATGCGAGCTGTAGGAAAAATAGGCAGTGCAGTTGATTTAGCAAGCCAATTAACAGAGGTTCAAAACGTAGTAGATACCACGTTTGGTGACATGGCAAGTAAGGTTGATGATTTTACAAAAACATCAATTCAAGACTTTGGAATGTCGGAGCTGACAGTTAAGCAAATATCAAGCCGTTTCCAAGCACTAGGAACCTCTATAGGCATTTCGTCAGAGCAAGTGGCGAATGGTACGGCAGTGGCAAATAAAGCTCTTATGAGCCAAAATAACACGCTATACAAGACTACAGACAGTATGGCTGATATGTCACTTAATCTCACAAAGTTGGCTGGCGATATGGCTTCATTCTATGATGTAGACCAAGCTGATGTTGCAAAAAGCCTACAATCCATTTTTACAGGCACAATCGCACCATTAAGGAGATATGGACTTGATTTAACACAGGCCACACTTTCAGAGTGGGCTATGAAAAACGGACTTGACGCAAATATCAAGTCAATGACGCAAGCTGAAAAGGTATTGCTAAGATATAATTATGTCATGGCAAATACGCAAGCTGCACAGCAGGACTTCTCTAAGACCGCTAATACGTGGGCCAACAGTATAAGAGTCCTTAAGCAAGAGTTCCAAGCATGGGGCAGTATCATAGGTAGCGTAATAATCAATGCTTTAAAGCCATTTGTTCAAGCCTTAAGCAAGGTAATGCTTAAGGTTATCAGCTTTACAAAAACTGTAGCTGACGCACTCGGAGCAATCTTCGGCTGGACTATCGAGATAAGCGGTGGCGGTGCTACTGTTGACGGCATGGAGGACATAGCTGGCGGAGTAGGCGATATTGGCGATAGCGCTGATAGTTCTAATAAGAAAGCTCAAAAACTTAAAAAGACATTGCTTAGCATAGACGAGATACACGCACTTGACGATAACAGCGATAGTGGCAGTGGCGGAGGTTCGGGCAGTGGCGGTTCAGGCGGCGGTGGAGCTGGCGGTGGTGTTGATAGCTCACTGAAAAAGACCGATGGATTGATTGAAAAATACAAATCATCAATCAAAGACCTTTACTCACTCGGAAAGTACATCGGTGACGCTCTTGCGAGTGCTATGGAGAGCATTGATTGGAAGAAGATTTATCAGAAAGCTGACAATTTCGGAAAAGGACTTGCAGACTTCCTTAATGGCTTAATCAGCCCAAGACTCTTTTACGATTTGGGCGCAACAATAGCCAGTTCACTGAACACGGCTTTACATTTTCTCAATTCATTCGGCACAACATTCGACTGGACTAATTTTGGCTTGTCGATTGCTAACGGCATTAATGGATTTTTCGAGAATTTTGATTTTGCATTACTAGCAAAAACTATTAATGCATGGGTACAAGGAATATACACCGCACTAATCACAGAAGCTAAAAATTTGTCGCGAAAAGACATACTCAAAGGAATTACAGACTTTTTAAGCAATTTGGACATTAAAACTGTTGAGATAATAGTTGGCACATTGCTGATAAAAAAGATAATTTCGTTAAAATTGGGTTCAATGGCACTCGCTTTTATTGGAAAATCATTATCAAAAGCGATAGCACAGGCAATAGCTTCAAAAATTGGATTTGAGCTTGTAGAAGGAGCTGGCATTGGAACGGCAATAATGCAAGCATTTAAAACCATTTTTGCTTCACTATCAACAAATCTTGGATTACTCATAGATGGATTATTCAGTGGTTTAAGTTTGGGCGATGCAATAACGGCTGCATTCGGAACAGGAGCAGTAGACCTATTAGCAACAATCGGTTCTGCTTTTTCAGCAATAGCCGGAACAATTTTATCTATTGTAAATTTTGTCAAAATGTTAAAAGACGGATTTAGCTGGGTAAATGAGATTTTGATGGTGATAGGTGTCGCATTAACTACAATCGGAGCAATATTAGCTGGTGTGGCAGCATTGCCGGCGGTAATTGTTGGAGCAATAGTGGCAGCAGTCGCAACGATTGTTGTTGTGGTAAAAGATAATTGGAACGCAATTTGTGAACTATTTTCAACGGCCGGCGAATGGTTCAATGGAAATGTCATTGAGCCTGTAGTTTCATTTTTTAAAGATATGTGGAAAACCATAAGTGGCTTTTTCGGTTCTTTATGGAAAGACATAGTAACTGTGTGGCAAGGAGCTTCGAAATGGTTCAGTTCCGCAGTAATTGAACCAATAGTTGGCTTTTTTAAAGGCTTTGCTACACGAGCACAACAGATTTTTCAAGGTATTTGGATAATAATTAAAGCAATTTGGATAGTAGCTTCAAGCTGGTTTAATAATAATGTAATTACTCCAATTTCAAATCTGTTTAATTTTTTAAAAACGCTTATACAGACAACGATACAGACAGCAAAAGATTTTGTCTTTTCAACGTGGCAAGGGGTGGCAAGTTGGTTTAGCGGTACAGTAATACAACCGATTTCAAACTTTTTTAATATGTTGAAAGCTGGTATAACATCGGCACTTAGCGTAGCAAAGAACTTTGTTATATCTACTTGGCAAAGCGTGGCGGGTTGGTTTAATGGCAATGTTATTTCACCTATCACAAATTGCTTTAATATTATGAAAAACGGAATTACAAACGCGTTTAATTATGTGTGGAGTTCAATAAGAGGCGGTGTCACAGGGGCTATGAACTACGTTATTTCAAAAATAGAGAATGGGGTTAATTTTGTTGTCAGTGGAATTAACTCTTTATTAAGAGGATTTAACAAAGTTGTTTCTATGGCTGCTAAGGTGGCCGGTACAAATTGGGGTGGAGTATCGTTGGTTCCGAAAGTGCATATTCCAAGGCTTGCTAGTGGCGGAATTTTCCCAAGGGGAGAGGACGGCATGGCTTTTATTAATCATAACGAGTTAGTCGGTAGGTTCTCAAATGGCAAAAACGTGGTAGCAAATAACCAACAAATCACCGAGGGAATTAAGCAGGCTGTCATGGAGGGAATGGCACAAGTAATGATGAACTATAATGCTGGCGGAAACTCTGCACCTATCATTGAAAACGTGTTTAAGTGCGACAGTGAAACACTCTATCGCATGACACAGGTAGGCAAAGCAAAACACGGACAGCGATATATTGTAGCAAATGAATTTGACTAAGACACTCACCCTTGCGTGGGTGTCTTTTTACGAGGTAACAATATGGCAATGATGTTAGTAGACGGAGTAGAATTACCTACTCCGTCAACTTTTGAATGGGGCATGATTGATGTGTCTGCGAGCGACAGTGGACGAACACAGGACGCTAAAATGCATAAAAACAGAATAGCACAGAAACGGCAACTTAAATTGTCGTGGAATGGTACAGACAAGGCTAGGACAGCAAAGATACTTCAAATGGTAAACCCCGAATATATCAGAGTGACATATCCTGATGCTATGAGTGGCACTGATGAAACACGTACATTCTATGTAGGTGACAGAAGCGCGCCTATCAAGATATGGGCTATCAACAATAAGAGGTACGAGACATTGAGTTTTGACCTCATAGAAGCGTAAGGCGGTGATTTAATGCTAAACGTATCGGCTAAATGGCAAAGAGCAGTAATGCTCGACAATAATATAAATGTAAATTGTTTTGCTGACATAGTTACGGCAAGTGGTGAAAAAATCCCTATTAGTGATAGCGAGTTGTGGGCGAATGGCTTCGAGGTTAATGACTCAACATCGAGCAATGGCACTTTCACAATCGGGGCTTTGATTGCCGGAAAACTGAAAATTAAGCTGAATAACATTTACGAGGATTACAGTAAATATGATTTTGATAAGGCAAGTGTAACGGCATATGTTTCAAAGAGCTTTTCTGATGGCACAACCGAAAAACTAAAAATCGGTGAGTATAGAGTCAGCGAGACAAGCTATGACGGCTCGCTCATAACGCTTACTTGCCTTGACAATATTAACAATTTCAATCGCGAGTACGATAGCAATTTAAGCTACCCTACGACAGCATATGAGGTAGTCAGAGACGCTTGTATTAAGTGTGATGTACCTTTTACTATGGCGAGATTTGACAACTCTGATTACGTGATTAACGAGATACCAAGCGATAATCAAAAACTCACATATGGACAGGTAATAGCTTACATCTTACAGTTGAGTGGATTATGGGGCAAGTGCGGTCACGATGGCGAATTGCTTATCGGTTGGTATGATATGAGCCAGTTTGGGAGCCAAAATTACAATGGCGGAACTTTTAGCACAAAAACTACACCATACTCTGACGGAGATACACTGAATGGTGGAAATTTCACCGACTATTCAAGTGGAGATAGCGTTGATGGTGGAACATTTACAGAAACGAGAAATTACCACAATATTTACACGCAAAAAGACTTGAACGTTGCGACTGATGATGTTGTTATCACCGGGGTAAAGGTAACTGTAACCTCAAAAGAGGACAAGACAAAAGATGTTAATGCGCTTGCCGGAAAAGAGGGGTATGTGGTCTCAATCTCTGATAATCCGTTTATTTCGGCAGACAAGGCACAGACAGTTGCAGATTATATTTTTAAAAAAATCGGTGGCATGAGGTTCAGACCTCTTGACGCTACACTCTTGTCAAACCCACTGATTGAGAGTGGAGATGTGGCGCTTGTGACAGACCGCAAGCAGAATACCTATAGCTGTTTTATTTCTAACCGAGCATTTACAGTTGGAAGTGGCACAAAAATTTCATGTGACGCTGAAAATGCTTCAAGGAATAGTGCTGATAAATTTAGTAATGAGACAAAGGCTATCGTACAGGCTAGGGAAGTTGCACAGGCAAAACTAAGTGTATATGATAAGCAAATGCAATTGCTGACACAGCTAATGTCTCAATCGCTCGGACTTTTTAAGACTGAACAGGTGCAAGAGGATGGCTCAATTATTTACATTATGCATAATAAAGCCGACCTTAATTCGAGCAACATACAGTGGAAAATGACGGCTAATGGCATGGCTGTATCAAGTGACTATGGTAAAACGTGGAATGCTGGAGTTGACAAAGACGGAAACGCTGTTTTCAATATTATGTCAGCTATTGGCATTAATTTTGACTGGGCGCATGGTGGAACACTCACTTTAGGCGGTGAGAATAACACAAACGGCAAGCAGTATGTCAAAGACGCAAACGGAAAGACACTTGTAACGCTGGATAACAAAGGATTGACACTTGATAGCAGTGTGAAAATTGCTTGGGATAATGTGGCTGACACTACTGCTAAAGTCACTCAAATAACCAAAGACACAGTGACTACAAGCTATGTAAATGCACTTGATGTTAAGGCTGGTTCAGTTGACGCGGAGGACATCACAGGAACAACAATTACTGGCAAGAATATTGTTGGCGGAACAATTGATATTGGAAATGGAGTGTTTGTAGTTGACAACGATGGAAAAGTAACCGCTTCAAATTTTAATATGTCCGGTGGAAGTATTGCACTGAACGGAAATTTAAGTAATTCAACGATTGATTTAACAGCTACTGACAATTCAGGAAACAATTATGAGCTTTGGATGAATGGTGCGGTCTTGCGAATTGTTAAAAATGGTGAGAATTTGATTACACTTTATGGAGCCACAGGCTCTATAGGTGCACAGACAATGTATGCTCAAGAGATAGGCTCTGATAAATTTAGAGAAACCGATAGAGGATATGCAATGTGTGGCAATGCAACAGGACATACATACCATTGTGACTGGGATGATACTGCTTTGTGGTTTCAAGTTGATGATGCTTGGGTATGGAGTTCGTCAGACAAACGCTTAAAAAAGAATATTAAAGCAATTAATCAAGATTACATTGATACAGTAGGCTCGGTCGATTTATTTCAATACAATCTTAATAGACAAGGATATTCAGACAAACCATTATATTTTGGAGCAATGGCGCAGGATATAATCGAGAACCTTAAAGATAAAGGACATGCCGATGAAAACCTTAATATGATTTTCAAGAATAAAGTCACATCGGATGATGATACACTGTACTATGGCATGAACTATGAGCAATTCCTAATTCTAAGACTTGCCGGAGATGAGCAGAAGATTGATAAAATGCAAAAACACATAGATGAATTGGAAGATAAGTTTTCAAGATTGTGTCAGAAATTAGGCATTGATAAAAGCGAGGTGTAACTTATGGCAATTCAAATGAGAAGAGGGGCATACGCGCAGTTTGACCCCTCAAAAATGAAAGCTGGGGAATGGGCGGTATCGACTGACTCCGACACAAAAAAACAGCAGATATGGATGTGCTTCGCACCCGGAGTAGTTAAGCGAATGGGAACTGTTGAGGATTTCAATACTGAAATTCAAAGACTTATTCAGAGTTATCTTGACGGCATGGCAGAATCGGTAGAAAAGGCTCAAAAATCAGCACAAACTGCGACAGAAAAAGCTACCTCGGCAAGTAATTCTGCTTCACAGGCTCAAAAATCTGCGCAGACAGCTACGCAAAAAGCAAACGAGGTCGCACAAGTTTCAGGAAAGATTGATACGGCGGTAAGTCAAGCAAACGCAGCTACAAAGGCTGCAAATGAAGCTGCACAAAGAGCAGAACAGCAAGCCGGACTAGTCGAGCAGAAAGCAAACGGAAGAGGTATTACTTTTTCCGTGACAAGCACCGGACTGCTTAACGTAAGTAAGGAGGACTAATATGAGCGGAATAGACATTATATCAGACACAACAGGACAAGCGATTGTTGAGAGCATTAAAGCCCTTGGTACAAAATTAAGCGAGGGAAGAGTTATTTATGGTGTTCACATTAATGGTGCGGATAGTAATCCAAAAACAAGAGTCAGATATTTAGCGGACGCAGTAGGCATGACTCCGGCAGCTATGAATTTCACAAGTGGAACTTTTGATTATGGCTCATGGGCAAATGCCTTTTTTATGCCAAAACCATGTATGCTTAAGACAAATGGACAGGTTGATTATTACCTTAACGAGAATGACTTGACTAAAAAAATAGACGGCAGTGCGTCAGATATAGCAAACATTGATTACGATGGAAATGCCATGATGGAATGGGGCAATGGTACGGACATTATATGGTGGAAAATTGCACCCGACAAAGGCAATCCAAACAGTGCAAGCCTTTATGTTGCCAACTATCAAGCTGATAAAGATTTTAAAAATCTTAATTTTATTGACATTAATGGTAATGAAAAATCTCATTTTTACACACCAATTTATAATGGTTCACTTGACAGCAACAATAAGCTACGCTCAATAAGCGGTCAAACGGTTATTAAATCAAAAACAGCCAGTCAAGAAATGACATATGCAAGAGCTAATGGTACAGGCTATGAAATCGAGCAGTATGTTGACAGGCTCTTGATTAATATTTTGCTTATCATCATGGGAAAATCTACCGAGACGCAAGATGTATTCGGGCGAGGTATGAGTGAAAATGCCAGTGATGAAAACTTATTGCTTAAGACCGGTACAATGAATAGCAAAGGTTTATTTTGGGGCGAAAATGCCGGAAAAGCCGGAGTTAAAGTATTTGGTATGGAGAATTATTATGGCAATCAGTGGAGAAGGACAGCCGGACTCATCCTTGCTAATGGTACAGCAAAAGTCAAGCTATCTCCGTCAACAAAGGATGGAAGCAAGGCAACCAACTACAACACTGACGGAACAGGATATATCGAGATACCTAATTCAACTCCTAGCGGTACAACGGGTGGATATATTAAAAACATGCTGTATACGGCATTAGGCATGTTTCCAATATCAATTACAGGCTCATCATCGACCTATTATCCTGATGGTTGTTGGTTTAACATTGCAATTATAGCCTTTGCTCTTTTCGGTGCCCCTCTGTACGGCGGCCGTCTTTGTGGCGCGTTCTCGGTGGACTTGGCCGACGTGGCTGGTCCCGCGGGGTGGCGCGTCGGGGCTTCTCTTTCCTACAAATAACTTGCAACGTATGGCAGACCACTTGATTTTATGGGATATAAATTTTACAGGCACAGAACTACCTTAAGAAAAACAACCCTTAAGAAAATAAGCACAAAATTTCAACAGCAGACAGAAAGGCAAGGTGCATTGAATATGACAGAATACAAGCTCGTAGAAAGTATGCAATCGGACAAGCCACTTGATATTGACACAACATCTTCTCCGAACATCGTTTATCAGCGAAAAAACATTAAGTTGGTTGAAGCAACAGGAAACGAGGATGATTTTACCTATAAGCCTAAGCATTGGGAGTACGAGGAACGTGAGCTGACACAAGATGAATACTCACAGTATCTTATCGCAATGGAACAGGCAAAAGAGATTAACGAACATTCAGACGAGGAAGCAATAGACAACTACACAAGGCAGTTAATGGATGAGGGGGTGCTTTAATATGAGAATTTTAGTTGAAAGCCTTAAAAGGCTATATGAGAGTGGCAGAGTAACCAAAGAGGAGCTACTCGACAGGGTAGCAAGCGGTAAAATATCGCAAGAGGAATATGAGTACATTACTTCACAAAAAGTTGTAGAGTCGGCATGTTTCGACATAATAATACACTTTAAAGTGCTACAGTAATGATGTTCTCAAATAAGAGAACTCTTCAAGTTTCGGTAGGGCGGTAGGCTAATTGGCGGTCTATCGCCCTATTTTGTATTGGCGCCTACAAGCATATGTTCTATAATTGGTTTTAGAAAGCGGGGTTTTAAAAATGGATTACAAGAAAGAAATAATACAGATGATTGAAAAAATAGAAGATGCAGGCACTTTGGGGTACCTGCATACATTCATAAAACTTTTTTTGGAAAAGTGGGGCTAGTCCTCACTTTTTTCTTTTCGAGATAACATAACGTCGATCATGCTTAAAATCGTTTCCTTATCTCTATTGTCTAGTAAAGAAAACTTTTCTAACAATTTAAAATCCTCTTTTGCCATATCGGGAGTTGGCTCTTTTTTCTTAGAAACATCAAATCCCATTAACCACATAGGCTCGACTCTTAAAATCTTACCCATTTTACCACTGCTTATATTAGATGGTGCATGAGAGCCACTAAGATATTGACTAATAGAAGCTTTGCTCACACCGGACCTGTCAGCCAGTTCTTGAGGCTTCATATCCAAATCAGATAACGCTTCTTTTAATCTTAAAGCAGTAATTTCGTTTTTCACTTCATTTCACTCCTTTCCTATTTGATAAATCAATCATAACACAAAGATGTTAAACTTTCAACAAAAAGTTAAACTTTATCAAACTTTTGTGTTGACATTCAGGTTAAACAGTGTTAAACTAAGCGTGTGTTAAAGAAAGGAGGTAAAGCAAATGCCATATAGATATGACAAACTAAGAGGACGAATAATTGAAAAGTGTGGCAGTCAAGCCAAGTTTGCCGATAAAATAGGCTTATCACAGAATAGTGTATCAAGGAAGTTGAATTGCGATGTGGGTTTTTCACAGACTGATATGCTTAACTGGGGAGCTGTATTGGATATTCCACAGGCAGAGTATGGCACTTATTTTTTTAACTGAAAAGTTAAACGGAGTTAAACTTAGGAAAGGAGATGAAGAGGTGGATACAAACGACATTCATAAAACTTGTGAAGAGATAATGGGAAATTGCAAAAAGGCAAACACCATGTCAAACATAGCGATTGTCTGCGGGATTCTTTCAATATTAATCAATGTCCTAACTGGGATAGATAAGATAGAAAGCTTTGCACAGTCTTTATTATCTTATCTGCATTAATAAAAACAGAAAGAATTAAAGATAATACTGAAACTATCGTAGATATGTTTGCCCGTACCGCAGAAGTGACAGATGCTTTACTAGCTTTTTGAGATTCTTTAATAGCTAGTTCAGCTTGCGTTTTGGAACTTTCTGCAATTTCTTTGGCGGAATCAGCTTGAGATTTAGCGGATTGAGCCATGTCGTGAAGTTCCTTGCTTGTCTTTTCGAGATAAGCAGACTGACTTTCTAAAAGCTCGTATGGAGATTTGTCTTTTTCATATGTAGGTGATTCAATTTTAGGAATTTTGTGTTGCGGAAATAATTTATCCATATTTGGGTAATTTGGTTTGTATTGCATAGTGACCTCCAATATTTTTATACCATATACATTTTGAAGTCTTTCAACGCATTGGTACTACACAATGCTTCTTTAAATGTTCCGTCACTTATGCAGTTTAAGCTCAGCATTTTAGTTGCCATTAGCCGACGGATTGAGAGGAGTATCTAGCGTAGCACGGCATGTTACCGGACATGCCAACCATGATTTTTTATCGAGCTTTACTGCCCAAAATGCGCTACACCGATTGCTACATTTTAAATGCGACCTCGCAAATATGGAACAGGCAAAATCAAAATTGCTTTCAAGGTTTTTACCTCCTAGCGTATTTTGCCTAATATGGCACTTTTTATTGTAACGGATTTCCTAACTATTGTCAAGAAAGGAGATGGGAAATTGAATAAGAAAAAACGACAGGCGAGTTTTAAAAAACTCGATACGCTCATAAAAGCTAGAAACGTTTCGTTTTACAAACTGTCGGAAGAGCTTGGAATGGCACGGAGTACTTTTTCGGATTGGAAGTCAGGAAAATCAATGCCAAAAACAGACAAGCTAATTAAGATTGCTAATTATTTTGGCGTAGAAGTTTCTTATTTTATCGAGTAGAAAGGAGAAAACATGAACGATTTACAAATTTTCAATAATGAAGAGTTTGGAGAAGTCCGAATGATAGAAATTGACGGAAAGCCATATTTTGTAGCAACAGATGTAGCAACCGCACTTGGATATACAAATCCACGCAAGGCAGTTAATGACCATTGCAAGGGAGTAACGAAACGTGACACCCCTACATCTAGTGGAGTGCAATCTATGTCATACATAAATGAGGGAGATTTATACCGACTTATTATGAAATCAAAATTGCCTAGTGCAGAGAAATTTGAGCGGTGGGTAATGGATGAGGTACTTCCGTCAATCAGAAAGACAGGCAGTTATGGTATGCCAAAGACAACAGGCGGTCAGATACAGCTTTTGGCACAGGGCTATACAGAATTAGAGCAGAAAGTAAACGACATTAAAGACGACGTGAGCGAGCTTAAGGAAAATGTACCACTTTACAGTTGCGATATTGATGAGATACAACAGCACGTTAAGCGCAGAGTTGTAAATATCCTTGGTGGCAAGCAGAGCGAAGCATACAGAGATAACAGCATCAGACATAAGACATTTTCTGATATATGGACGCAGTTAAAGCGTGAGTATGGTTGCGTATCTACTTATAAGAGTATCAAGAGGAAGTATATAGACGATGTGCATGAGTTTATTGATTGCTATGTCGTGCCTAAGTATCTTGATGAGCTTATTCAAGACGCAAACGCTCAACAGAGTTTTGCATAGCGAGGTGATTGTATGAGAAAAAGAACTTTAAAACAGAAATTCTGTGTCGGCTGTGGCTACTCGATTTTCGGAGCATTAGCATTTGCGTTTTTCCTTGGATTATCGGTGGCATACGGAATTAAGACAGCGAGTATTATCGTTGGAGCAATCGTAACAGTATTTTGGCTGATACTGATTGCAATATGTCTCATAGAGGAGGGCGAACCGCATGAGAAGAAAAAGGATATTGATATTATCGACTTTAATAATTGGAACTATGACCTTAAAGCCAATAGCGGTGAAAGCAGATAGTAAAGTCGAGCTGACAGCCGGTGTTGCTTCCTATTTAAATAGCGTAATGCTAGGGAAGATTGAACCAACAGTAGTTCAGAATGAGCCGGTTGTAGTTGAGCAGACCTATGTAGAGCCAACAATTCCAACTTGCCGTAAGAAATACAGTTGTAGCCGATTTAAGAAGCTAGGGCGAGTCCGATATGGTGATTACACTTATACGTGGTACTCACAGAGAGTGTTACCTGGAGGCGGTTTGAATATTCCGGGTAGACATCTAAACGAATATGGACTTGTTGTAGATGAAAACGAGTATGTAGTAATTGCAAGTGATGATTTACCACATGGAGTTGTGGTTGATACTCCTGTTGGCATACAAGGAATTGTATATGACGAGGGAAGCGGAAATGGAAATCTTGACATCTACTGCGATTGGTAGCCGATTGAAGCGTCAGAGTGCTAACGATTACCTACAAGAACTATATCGAGCTAAACGGCACGAGGACAAATCGTTTGACTTTCAAGCGCTGTTGGACAAAGAAATGGAGAAACTAAATGAGCGACAATGTAAGACGAATTAGGCTAGGCGATACAAGATACAGATTGAAGCCATTAACGAGAGAGCAGAAGTTATTGCTCAATAAGGCTCATTACGTGCCGAGTGAGTGGCTTTTTGTATCGGAGTCGAACTCATACCTAAGAGTAGTTAAAAAATCAAGCCTACATGGAAATTTGATTTTAAAAACCATAAACAAATAGAAAGAGAGGATACGCAATGAAGATTACACACATTTTTGCACAGAATTTTTGTAAATTCTACGGCAAAAACACATTAGACACAGACTTTTCGATGAAAACTGTATTATCCGGTCAGAATGAAGTCGGCAAATCGACAGTTAAGAGAATTATTCTTGATGTGCTGAATTGCCATGACGAGAACGACAGAGAGATTACAGGCATAAGACCACATGATGAAAACGGAGTCGAGATTGACGATGTTGACATTGTAAGAGCTGTTACCTTTGAGATTGACGGAAAAGTAAAGACTCTGAAAAAGGTTACAAGACAGAAACGCAACAAAAATGGCGAAATTACAGGCAGTGTTACTGATTACTCAATCAATGACGTGCCATACAAAATGGCTGACTATAATCAGTACATCAATGACAACATGGCAGAACTTGGAGTATTACCATTTTGCTTAAATGCCATGACATTGCTCAACAAGTCACAGGCAGAGCAGAGATTAGCACTTGCAAGCTATTTTGGAACACGTACCGATGAAGAAATCTGCGACATGTTTCCGCAGTTTGCCGAGCTTAAGCCGATGTTTGACGATGGGGACGTAGACCAACTCAAAAAAGTATACCGTGGCAAGCTAAATGGCACAGGCGGTAGGAATGGCTCAAAAGGACTTGTCAAGGAAAGAGACGAAATCTCAACAAGGATTGATACAATTCATTCTACCAATGAGTATACAGACCTTGCAGAGCTTGAATTACAAAAGAAAACCTATGAGCCACAGCTTAAGGAAATTGAAGATAAGCTGTCCGACTACAACAAGATTTTAGAGGATAAGCAGAAAGCTACAGAGGACATTATGAACCTTAAATTTGAGCTTTCAGATATGGAGAGAAAAGCCAATGCTGATAATCAGAAAAAGCGCATGGAGCTACAGCTACAGATTGATGATTTTAATGCTTCAATTCACAAAACAGAGTCAATGATAAGAACCGGAAAGGCTAGCATCAAAACCTCTGAAAGAGAGATTGGAGATTGCGCAATAGACTTAGCAAAGGTACGTGCTGACTGGAAAAAAGCAAAGGCACTTTCCTTTGATGAAAGCAGTGTTAATTGTCCGATGTGCGGTCAGAGATTGCCGGAAGATACAATAGAGAGTTTGAGAACTGATTTTAGTGATAAAAAATTGAAGAAGCTTAAAGAGCTTGAGGATAAGGGCAATTCATTATCAAGTGTCAGCAAGGAACTCAAACAGGCTATTGAGGACAAGAAGAAAGAAATAGCTGACCTTGAAGCAGAACTTAAGGAGCTGACAGAAAAGCGTGATACTGTTGCTAACAAGTTTGAACGTGATAACATCGCTAAAGAGCTTGGAATGGTACCTACTGATGTTGATATGACAGACAACAGTGAATATCAGGCACTTAAAGCTAAAATTGAAGAAAAAGAGAAAGCCCTTGTAGATGAAAACGATACATCGGAACTTATCAGAAAGCTCAAAAACGAGCGAAACGAACTGTTGAGACAAGTCTCATCAGTTGACACAAAGATTGAGCTTGGAGTGGCGAATAACAAGCGTATAGACGATAGCATAGCTGACCTTGAAGCAAAGAGAACCGACCTCAATCAGGAGATTGCCGATTGGGAGAGAAAACTTGATTTGCTGAAAGAGTTTACTCGAAAGAAAAACGAACTCTTACAGGCTGATGTAAATAAGTATCTGAATTTTGCCACAGCAAAGCTTTTCAGACCGCTCTTAAATGGCGATACCGAGGAGTGCTGCGACTTTGTATACAATGGCGAAGCATACGCTAGAAACCTCAATCATGGTGCGAGGATGCTGACAGAAGTTGACATATGCAGAGCTTTTCAGAAAGTGGCAAACGTTAATTTTCCAATTATTATTGATGATACAGAGAGCGTTGATGATTGGAGAATACCACAGATTGATAACCAGTTGATTATGTTGAAGCATACACAGGACAAAGAGCTTGTGATTGAGGCGGTGTGATATGAAGAATGATAGATATATTGTAGAACGAGAGTTTGAACACGTAGGATATAAATGTGTCGTTACATTCAATGTGATGGGACATAGGTGCGGATATGTAGGCATTCCCAAAAACCACCCTTTATATGGTAAAGAGTATTCGGACTATCTTGAAATTAAGAAAGCAGATGTCGGAGACCGAAAAATAAGCGGTATTTTTCCTTTGCTTGGAGCTTGTCTTGATAAAGACGAAAGAATACGAATTGAAGCATATTTTTCATGCCACGGCGGTATTACTTTTGCGGATGGTGGAGAAAATTCAAACTATCCAATAGAAAGTGATTTATGGTGGTTTGGATTTGATTGCGGACACGCAGGAGATAAAGCAGATTTGAGCTATGCAATAGAGAAGTTTCCTAAACAGGCAGAGCAACTTAAAATGCAGAAACAAATCAACGATATGTACCCGATTGAGGGTGATATCATCCGCACAGAAGAATATGTAGCAGAAGAGTGCAAGAAGTTGGCAGAACAGTTAAAAGAGTTTGAAGAAAGTGAGGAATAGAAATGATTATTAAGAAGAGAAACTATTACATGGGTGGCAAAAAGCACACTGTAGAGCTTAAGTATGACGGATATATGTATACAGTTATATCTGACGGAGTTTTATTCAAGCAGACACCTAATGAACTGTTTGCGGTTCAGGTTTTTAATGAGATTTAGGAGGATTAATTATGGCAGAGAATACACAGATAGTCGAGTATGAATCAAATGGGGAAATGGTAAAAATTTCTCCGACAATGATAAAAAGATACCTTGTAAGTGGCGGTGGCAATGTATCTGACGGAGAAGTAATGATGTTTATGTCATTATGCAGATACCAGCACTTAAATCCATTTTTGAGAGAAGCATACCTTATTAAGTATGGAAGCAACGACCCAGCCACAATAGTTACTGGAAAAGATGTTTTTACAAAGAGAGCCAATGCGGACCCACGATATAAGGGAAAGAAAGCGGGAATTATTGTAATTAAAAAGGACGGAGCTGTTGAAGAACGAGAGGGAACAATGGTTTTACCTAACGAAACTATCGTAGGTGGTTGGGCGAAAATCTTTATTGACGGAAAAGAGGACGAGTATCAGTCAGTAGGTTTTGATGAGTACGCAGGAAGAAAAAAAGATGGTTCGCTTAACAGCCAATGGGCGAAAAAGCCAGCCACAATGATTAGAAAAGTAGCTGTTGTACAGGCCTTAAGAGAAGCATTTCCAGATAGATTTCAAGGTTTATATGCACAAGAGGAATTTCAAAATGTATCAGATGTAAAACTTGATACAGAAAAGGTTGTTGCTGATGAGATTAAAGAAAACGCAAACACAGTAGATTTTGACGAGGACAACATAATTGATGTAGAGCCGACCGACACAGCCGACAAGCAGTCAGAGGAGCTACCGCCATTCATGCAGAGTGAGGAGAATTAATATGAGAGTAATTTCACAGGACGGAACAATGGATATGCCATATGAAGAGGTAATTATTCAGAGATTCAAGTCAAGAATTTATTTTCTGAATAAAAACTTAACAGG